TGGCGCTTACAGCCGCGGGCAATGACTACGGATATGACCGGGTATTCAGTCGGCAGGTTGAGGCGCTTGGTCAGCCGGGTGACTGTCTGGTGGGGTTCAGCACTAGCGGAAACAGTCGCAACGTCAACGAGGCATTGGCGACGGCGCACAAGAAGGGATTGAGCGTGTTGGGCATCTCTGGCCGCAAAGGATTCCCGGCGCACACGGATGTGGACCTCATCGTGCCGAGCAGCTCGACGGCGCGGATTCAAGAAATGCACCTTTTGATCGTGCATCTGTTGCTGACAGCCATAGAAAAGGGCGTGCCGAAATGATGCTGGCCGAGGTTGTGCGAGCGATGGCCGGGAAGCGCGTCACTGTGCTGGGCGACGGCATCATCGACGAATACGTGCACGGCACTTCGTCCAGGCTATCGCCGGAGGCTCCCGTCCCAGTGTTTGTTGAGACGCACCGAGAAGAGCGTGGCGGTGGCGCGGAGAACGTGGCCGTTCAGCTGGAGACGTTAGGCTGCAAGGTTCTGCGGGTGATGCCAGAAAAAAGTTTATGGTCCCGTAAGACACGTTATGTGGTCGACGGGCACCAGCTGCTGCGCGTGGACGCTGACAAGATTGTTATGCGCGAAAGCTACAACGATTTGTCGCTCACGGATGCGCTTGTCGTGAGCGACTACGCAAAAGGCTGGGTGAGTCCCCAGCGCTGCCGAGCGCTCATCAATCAGGCAAGGCACTTGCAGATTCCGGTGGTGGTAGATCCAAAAGGCCGAGACTGGACAAAGTATGAAGGTTGCTCCGTCATTTGCCCGAACGACCTCGAGGCGAAGGAAATCCCTGCGCATCTGTTTCGCACTATCCTGTACAAGCGCGGTCCGAAAGGCTTGTGGCTAGACGATGGCAGCACCGGGCACTGTAAAGAGTCGACGATGATCCCAGCCCACAACGCTCGCAAAGTCTTTGACGTTACCGGGGCCGGAGACACCGTGGTGGCCGTGATTGGCGCAGCGCTGGCTGCCGGAGCGTCAATGGTGCAGGCCGCTCTGCTGGCTAACGTGGCCGCTGGATATGTAGTTGGCGAGCAAGGCACGGCAAGCTGCCCGATAAACTGGCTGCTTCATTACGCAGAGCAAGATGATTTAGCGAACGGTGGCCGCGTTGATAACGATTTGTTGGCATGCTATACGGCACCATAAATCACGAGGTGGCGCATGAAACAAAAACGGCCAGACGGTTATCCCTGCCACCAGTGCGCACCCCGGGACTGGCGCAACGTCCCCAACGTGACCGGGGACTATGATCTAGATGCAACGATTCTGAATCGAAAGAACGGCGACATGCGTGCACGTTTGGAGTTGTACGTCCGTCCGAAGAAAGCCAGCTATGGCTATCTCACTGCGTACAACGGTTATCACAATTACCAAGGAGACAGCTAAATGAAATCGATGAAATCTAAATCGGGCAGCGGTTACAAAATGGTCGAAGATGCGATGCCGGCGGCCAAGATGAAGGCGAAGAAGAAGGACCAGAGCACGCCGAAAATGACGAAGCCGGCCAAGTACGAAAAGTCTTCAACTAAGACCAAAAGCTAATGCCTTTGAAAAAAGGCAAAAGCAAAAAGACTATCTCGGCCAATATCAAGACCGAGATGGGTCGTGGCAAACCGCAGAAGCAGGCCGTCGCGATTGCTCTGCGCACTGCCGGCAAGCCCAAACCGAAGGAAATTTAAATGGCTAATCTGTCAGTGGGGCGTGGTGAAAAACTTTCAACCAAATCCGGAGCGGGCCTAACCGCAAAGGGACGGGCGAAGTACAACCGAGAAGAAGGCAGCAACCTAAAAGCGCCAGCGCCAAACCCCAAGACAGAGGCAGACAAGGGCCGCAAGGCCAGCTTTTGTGCTCGGATGAAAGGCGTTGTGGCTAACGCAAAAGGCGACGCGCCTAGAGCTAAGGCAAGCTTGAAGCGGTGGAACTGCTCATGAAGCCGGGTCTGTATGCCAACATCAATGCGAAGCGCAAACGGATTGAGGAAGGTAGCGGAGAAAAGATGCGTAAGGTTGGCTCAAAAGGAGCACCGACAGCCGACGCGTTCACCCAGTCTAAAAAAACCGCCAAGGCCACGGCAAAACCGAAGAAATGAATTGCAAGATGGAAGCAACCCGATGACGCACGAACTAGAAACGATTTACAAGGCGGCTCAGGTTGTGAGCCACGCGGCAGGTTTGCAAGCCGTGTTCGAGGCCGGAGTACGGTCAACTCTGGTGGTGCCTGAGGTCCAAGCGGAGGCTGCCGAAGTGGTGGCAGACCAGCCGGTTGATCCGTCGCCGGACGTTGTGGCTTCCCGAAAAGCGTCAAAAGCTTGACGTTCGTTTCGAATGGCTTCCAAGGGCGGGCAGAAGGGGAACGATAACGCGTCGCGCGGAGCACGAGTCCGGCAGTCTCTAGAGCGGGCACTGGCTCGTCTCGGCGGGACTGTCGACAAGGGCTTGGACCGCGTGGCCGACCAGATTGTGGGCTTGGCCGTTGAGGGTGAACAGTGGGCATGCACCATGATTGCTGACCGGCTGGACGGCAAGCCGCACACCACCATTGAAATGGCAGTAACCGACGAGAGGCCCACGGCGCTCAATGCAGAACAGCTCGCAGACAAACTCGCAGCCGCTCTCGCAGGTAGAGCACCAGCTGCGGAACACACGATTCAGTGACCTGCTCACGGTCTGGGATGCGCTAGACGGGCGCGGCTCGGACCATGCGGCAATGCGCTGGCTGGCCACGGTCGACCGGTATTATCTGCTGGTTAAGCTGCTGGGCCGCACCGACGTCTGGCACCCGTGGCTGTATGAGCGCTGCCGGCAGGTAGAGCTGCACCCGGACAACCATCTCGACCTGTGGGCGCGTGAGCACTACAAGAGCACCATCATTACGTTTGCCGGAATCATCCAAGAGATTTTGAAAAGACCAGAAATTACGGTCGGTCTTTTCTCGCACACCAAGCCAATCTCTAAAGCGTTCCTAGCTCAAATCAAACGCGAGTTCGAAGGCAACGAACTGCTCAAAAGTTTGTTCCCTGATGTGCTATGGGCCAACCCACAAAAGGAGGCACCAGTCTGGAGTCTGGACGCTGGCATCGTGGTGAAGCGCCAGGGCAACCCGAAGGAGGCCACCATTGAGGCTCACGGCTTGGTCGACGGACAGCCGACGTCCAGGCACTTTGCGCTCCGGGTTTATGATGACGTCGTGACGTTGGAATCAGTAAGCACTCCGGAACAGATCACCAAGACCACCGAGGCGTGGTCCATGAGCGACAACCTGGGCACCGCTGGTGGCCGCTGGTGGCACATCGGCACCCGGTACAACTTTGCGGACACCTATGCGCACATCATGGGCACAGGCATCGTCCCCAGAATTCATCCAGCGACGCACGACGGCACCAAGGACGGCCGGCCGGTGCTGTTCAACGAGGAAGAATGGGAGCGCAGGCTTCGCACGCAGCTGGAAGCCACGATCGCCTGCCAGATGCTACAAAATCCGCTGGCCGGAACTCAGCGCTGGTTCAACCCGGAAGACTTGCAGACCTACGAAGCGCGACCAGAGACGCTGATGTGCTATCTCATGATCGACCCGGCACGTTCCAAGAAGAAAGGCTCGGCCAATACTGCGATGGCGGTCATCGGCATTGATTTCCAAGGCAACAAGTATTTGCTGGACGGCTACGATCACAAAATGGACTTGCTCGAGCGCTGGACCCATATGCGCGACCTCTGGCGCAAATGGCGAGTGGCACCCGGCATAGTGGGCATCAAGGTTGGCTATGAGCGGTTCGGCGCGATTGCCGACATGGACTACTTTGAGGAGCGAATCAGGACTGAGAACGTGCAGGGACTTAGCATCGACCCGCTGGAATGGCCGCACGACAGTCCGGGCTCTAAAGATGACCGCGTGCAGCGCTTGCTGCCGGACATCAGAAACCATGCGTTCTTTTTGCCGAGAGAGCCTGAAGACGACGAGCCAGACTTAAGCCCGCAGCAGGTGCGCATGATTGCCCAGGGCTATGATTACCGTATTGCCAAGCCCATCGTGTACCGAGATGAGAACGGCCAGCTGTACAACCTCAGCGAGCGTCTCAAGATGCAGGTAGCGTATTATCCGTTCTGCGGGTTAAAAGACTTGATCGACGCGGTTTCCAGAATCTATGACATGGACCCGCGTGCACCCGAATATATTGATTCCGACATTATGGAACCGGAGTACAGCTAAATGACGCAGCAAGTAATTAACGTGGGCACAGTGGCCGGGGACAACACTGGCGATCCCGGTCGTACTGCGTTTCAGAAAGTAAACAGCAATTTTAACGAGCTTTACACCGCAAACACCCTTGCACAAATCACCAACGTAAAAGCATATGGCGCGATTGGTGATGGGGTGACGGATGATACAGTTGCCATTCAAGCGGCAATTGACGCAAACCAAAACAGCACAATCATTTTTCCGCCGGGAACCTATAAGTGTTCAAGTGCAATTTTGTTGACCGATACATCTGGTCACAATTTTCAAGGACAACTAATTGGATTAAAAGCCACCATCACGTTTACGCATTCAACCTTGAGCACTGCCGCTGACAAAGACATGGCGCATGGGTTTCAAGCGTTTCCGCTCACGAATGGAGTCGGCGGCGACATCACTGGAATGCGCGGCGTTCTCATCCAAGGCTTGACCATCAACTGCCCGACAAACGGCTGCGGAATTTATTTGGCGAATTGCCAGCGAACGTCGATTATCCAATGCATATTTGTTGGTGGCCGGTACAACGTCGTTGAAGAATGCTGCATCAACACGGTTCACGACCGCTGTTACTTTTCCCAGTTCATCAACGCGGGCTTAGGGCTGTTAATGACCAACGACACCGCCCGCGTTTGGTATGGGTCTGCGACTCCTACGTCAACTTACTGGAACGATTCTCCCCAAATTAGCAATAACGGGTTTGCGACTGACGTTGCCAACGGAATTTTGGCGATGATTCTTGACTACGGGTCACAATCAGAAAGCATCCGAAACGTGACCAACTGTTATTTATACAGCGGCACAAACGCGCAAACCCAGTACGGGATCTTAGGCAGAAACTGCAACTACAACATTCAATCAAGTTGGTTTGAGAACATCAATTATCCCGTAAGATTTTTGATGACCAACGCTAATGAAGGTGGCAGCAGCACGACGATTACAGGCGTCACCGCCGCTCAACCTAACGGGACTTATACTGTCGGCGCGTTTCCAGATGGATTTAGTTATACCGCCAGAATCAACAACAATCACAGCAACCGAGCAGTCACCGATTACGACGTAAGCGGCGTTAATGGGCCGTGTTTCATTGGCCAAAACATTTCTTACCTGTCATCTGGCACCTTTCTGAAAAGTTTACAGGCAGGCAGTCAAAGAATTGTTGATGGCGGAAACTCGCTAATCAGTTCTTCTGGAACTTACAAAAATCTCACCTACAACCAATATGTGCATTGGTATATTGGCGACACGACTGGAACGGCGAATGCTCTCGCGGGAGACATCGGGCAGTACATTGAGTCAAACATTGCGGCAGGAAGCGCGGTTGCACTAACTACCGCGACGACAGCCTCAATCACCAGCATTAGTTTGACTGCTGGTGACTGGGAAGTGTGGGGCACCGGGGCGTTTGCTTTCACTGGCGCGACTGCCGGGTATTTGCAAAGCGGCATTTCTACGTCAGCTGGTACATTTTTAACCACGCGATACAACACGCAAGTGACGCCGGTTTCTGCCATCGGCACCATCACAAATAGCTATTCACTTCCCCGCAATCGTTTTCAACTAGCCACCACAACGACAATCTATTTGTTGCACTTCGCCACGTTTTCGGCAGGCTCGGTTGCCGGGTTCGGTGTGCTTTCGGCAAGGCGCATCCGGTGATGCACGAGCTTGAGCACCTGCTGATTGCGCTCGTCGTGCAAACCGCAGTCGGCTTTGCCACCGGCGACTGGTGGGCCGGCGCTGCGCTGGGCGCTGGCGTATTCATTGGCCGCGAACACGCGCAGGCCGAATACAAGTGGATCGAGCATTACGGCCAAGGCCGCCGTGCCAACCTGCCGTGGTGGGGTTGGGCAGACCCCCGCGTATGGGATGTGCATTCGTGGTGGTGGAATCTTACGTTACCAGTGTTGGCCGTCGTCGCAGTCGCAGGAGCAATAACTTATGGCGTATAGCAACGCATGGCAAAACCACGACGATTTCACTGCGGATAGCGTTTTGATCAACGCCAGTGGTTCGCCAGGCTATGTCACCAGCCCAAGCACGCCATCATCGGGCGGCACCTATGCGCAATGGACGGCTGATGGTTACTTCAGCACATACCTTTATCCGCCGGCAATTCAGCAGCGCGGCGTCCCGGAAAGCCTTGGCCTAAACGTCACATCTCGGCAATTCTCTTGGAAGGAGATGGCAATCCGTGCGTGGGGTTCGGAGTTCAACGCACCCGACCATAGGGTTTATGAGTTTTCCAACGGACGCGGATTTGATTCAACCGACCGGGGCGATACCGGTTTTTACGAACCAGTGGTGAACTGATGCGAATTCTTGAGAAAGGCGACGCGGCAGAGCGTTCCCAGATGGAACTGGCGATGGATGTCGGCAAGGCTCTGATGGAGCACTACCCTAACCATCCGTGGGTGGTCGGTTTCCAAGGTGGAGGCATCGTGATCCGTCATCTGGTGATTGCCGGGGCTGTGGCCGAGGAAATTGGGCGAGAAGGGTTTGCCAGCCTGCTGCCGAAAGACAAGCTCGGCACGCCGAAGGAAGTTCAGCGCTCGGCGGTGGAGTTTGGCGGGCAGCTGCTGGAGGCCTTTGGCTTGAAACGCGGCGCTTGGCACGGAGAGCTGCCGATTGTTCCTGTGTCTTGGCGGTTCCGACAGGAGAATGGTTTCACATGAGCGAGAGCACCCAATCGCGGCCACAGCCGCCAAGCATCAAAGACCCGAAAGAGGCTGATGTTGACCTTTGGTATGCGGCGTCAGAAGAAGATGACGGCGGCCCGCAGCCTGAGCAGTACGACGATGATGATATGGAGTTTGATTCAGACCAGCCCAACTGGTCGCGACGAGCCAAAGATGCTTGGCGTTTCTCCACATCGTTTGTGGACTCCAACTACCGCAGCCTATGGGATGACTCGATCCGAGCGTTCAACAATCAGCACGCATCCGACAGCAAGTACAACAGCGAGATTTTCCGCAAGCGCTCGCACATGTTTGTGCCGAAGACCCGCGCCATCATTCGCAAGAACGAGGCGGCAGCGGCGGCAGCATTCTTCAGCAACATGGACCGTATCAGCGTCACTGCGCAGAACCAGAACGACCAGCAGGAACGTGTTTCGGCTGAGGTAATGCAGCAGCTGTTGCAGTACCGGCTAACGAAGTCTATTCCGTGGTTCCAAGTCGTGATGGGCGGTATGCAGGACGCGCAGACGCAGGGCGCTGCCGTGGCGCATGTGCATTGGCGCTACTCAATGAAGCGCGATGCCAAGGGCAAGATAGTGCCGAATGAGGACAAGCCGTGCGTGGACCTCATCCCGATTGAGAACTTCCGGTTCGACCCGTCTGCGCAGTGGACGGATCCGATCAATTCAAGCCCGTATGTGATCCATGTTATCCCGATGTATGTCGTGGACGTCAAGAACCGCATGGCGCGGCCAGACCCGAAAGGCCGGCAGTGGAAGGAATATCCAGACTCCGCACTGGTAGCGACGTCTGACGATGATTCGACTCGGCGAACTCGCGTAGGCAACCAGCAAGACCCCGCGCTTGAACGGCGCTCTGTGTCCGATTACGACATCTGTTTCGTGCACCGACATATCCATCGATGGAACGGCACCGATTACGAGTTCTACACGCTCCGGAGCGAGCGGATGCTGACGGACCCGGAACCGTTAGAGCAGACCGTGTTTCACGGGAAACGGCCCTACGTCATGGGCACGATGTTGCTGGAGACGCACAAGCCATTGCCAACTCCGTTGCCTCAGCTGGTTAAAGACCTGCAAGAAGAAATCAACGAGATCAAGAATCAGCGCATGGATAACGTGAAGTTTGTGCTGAACAAAGGCTACTTCGCGAAACGCGGCAAGAACGTAGACCTTCCGGCGCTCGTGCGTAACGTGCCAGGGCGAGTGGTCTTGATGGACAACCCGCAAGAGGATGTTGTTGAGAACCAATGGCAGGACGTCACGCAGTCGGCTTACCTAGAGGAAGACCGGAACACTGCGAACTTTGACGAGCTAGTGGGCAACTTCAGCAGCGCCAGTGTGCAAACCGCAAGGTCACCTCGTGAGCCTGCGCGATCGATGACGTTGTTACAGGCTCCGGCCAACATGCTGACTGAGTATGCACTGATGACGTACTCAGAGACGTTTGTGGTGCCCATCCTGCGTCAACTGGTTTTGCTCGAGCAGGCGTACGAGACAGACCAGAACATTCTGAATCTTGCTGGCCAGAAGTCTAAGCAGTTCCAAAAGTTCGGCATGGACAGAGTGACAGACGACCTGCTTGAAAAAGAAATGGTCGTGAACGTCAACGTTGGCATGGGCAACACGGATCCGGTAACCAAGATGCAGAAGTTCTTGGCCGGCATCAATTCGTTTGCGGCCATCTCGGCGCGTCCACCGCCGGGCATGAACTTGTCAGAAGTCTGGAAGGAAATCGCAGCGTTATCTGGGTATCAGGACGGCGAGCGCTTCACCTTGGGCAACGATCCAGAAGTAGCAAAGCTCCAGCAGCAGAACCAGCAGCTGATGCAGGCAATCCAGAGGCTGTTAGCCGAGCGCAAAGACAAGTCAGAAGCGAATCAGGTCAAGATCGACACCAATCGAGAAAACAACATCGTCAAACTGCTTTTGGCCGACAAGGAATACGAGCAGCAGAATGTTCAGATGTACGCGGAGCATCTGGCTCTAAAAGATTTAGCAGAAGGTAAGCAGCCCATGCAAGCCCCAGTAGGAGTGCCACCGGCAGGCGGGCAGCCTGTTCCGCAGCCTCAAAGCCCAGCGCAAGCCATGCCAGGACAAGGGATGCCGGGCGTTGAACAAATGGGGGCCATGCAGCGATGAGAAACCTCGACCCATCCGACCCGGTAGTGAATTCGGCTGTGTTTGGCAAACAGGTTGAGGACTTCATTCGTAGCGACATCGGCGCATATTTGTTGAAGAAATGCGAAGAAGAGGAAGAAACAGCTTCTGAGAAACTGATCACAGAAGCTCATCTGATGAGCATCAAAGACATTCTGGCGGAACAATCCGTCATCACACGGGCGCGGTCATTCCGCGATTGGCTGGCGTATGCAGTGCAGGACGGCCTGCAAGCGCTCAACATGTTAGAGGGGGAACAGTGAGCAAGCGAAACAAATCACAAACACAGAACGACGAGGCACCGTTAATGCGGGCCAGCCGTAGTGAAGATGAAATCCGGCGCTTAGAGGATGCCAAAAAGGCAAACGAAGAACGCAACAATGAGCGGCTGGAACGTCTCAACGCTATCGCTAATCAGGCCGACGATCGCAAGCGCGAACTCGATGGCCTAGACGACGTTGAAGAAGAAACGTGGCAGGACCGGGAAGAGCAGGACGATTCTGCTCCAGACACCGAGCCTGAAGACGTCCAAGAGGCGCGGCAGCATGGGGCTGACGATGTGCGCCAGACCAACGGCGAGACGTATTACCGAATCATCGTGAACGGCCAAGAGCGGTGGTTGTCGCTCCAGCAGTTGCGCGAAACCAGCAGCAAGGTAAGCGCTGCCGATGAATACTTGCGAAATGCCAAACAGGCGTTGCAGAATGTAGCCGTGGCTCCATCCGTTGAGGACGAGCCACAATCCCGGCAAACCGGGGTCCGCGATGTGCTCACGCGGGCATTGATGGGTGAGCAAGACGCCATTGAAGAGTTGGCACGGCGATTGGAGCAGACACCATCCGAGAAGGACGTTCTGCGTGCTGTGGACGGGCGAATAGATGGTCGGTTGACGTTTCGGCAGGCTGTGGACTGGTTTGAGGCCGAATACGCTGATGTGCTGAAGATTGAGCCAGTGCGGCAACGAGCCGTGCAGGTGGACGCAGAACTCGCGAATCAAAATCCTGACATGGATTTTAAGGCGAGGCTAAAGATGGTCGGGGATGATGCCCGAACTTACTTGCAGCAGCTGCGCAATCAACTTGGTGCTGGTGCGGATTCTGGACGAAGCCAGAAAGAAGCTCGCAAGGCGTCGGTTCGTTCGCTTCCTGTTGCTGGTGGACGCCAGATGGGAGACGACGACGAAGGAGACGACGAGACTTACGAGAGCGCCATTGCGAAGTTGGCAAGCGCTCGGGGTCAGGGTCGACCGATCATTCACAGACGTTCATAGGAGGCCAAAAAATGGCTGGTCAGATTTGGGCTGTTAACTCGCTGGGTGGCTACATGTACAGCCGTCAGCTTTCCAACGTGCTGCGTGCCAACGTGCAGCCGCTTGTTAAATTCCGTCAGTTCGCCGACGTCCATGACATCAGTCAGCAGGGCAAAAAGAAGGGCGACTTGTTCACTTGGGACGTTTTCTCTGACGTCGCCACTGCCGGTCAGGTGCTGGTTGAAACCAACACCATGCCGGAAACCAACTTCACGATTGTCCAGGGCACGCTCACGATTACCGAAGCCGGTAACTCGGTTCCGTATTCCGGCAAGCTCGACAACCTGTCGAAGTTCCCGATCGAAGACGTTATCAAGAAGGTTCTGAAGAACGACTGCGTCAAGTACCTTGACCGTGGTGCTTGGACCCAGTTCAACCAGACTCTTCTGCGCGTGATTGCGTCGAGCGGCACCGATACTGCTGCCATCCAGCTGTACACCAACGGCACCGTGACCGGCACCAACAGCATTGCCTTGAACAACGGCCACGTGAAGTCGATCGTCGACACCATGAAAGAGCGCAACATCCCGGCGTATATCGCTGACGATTACTACGCTATCGCGTGGCCGACGACTCTGCGCACGTTCAAGAACAACCTTGAAACCATCCACCAGTATTCTGACACTGGTTTCGCGTTGATCATGAACGGTGAAATCGGGCGTTACGAGAACACCCGGTTCATTGAGCAGACCAACATTGCCAAGGGCACGGGTACTGACGGCATCACCACGAGTGCGTGGACCAACGGCAAATCGGACTGGTGTTTCTTCTTTGGTAACGACACGGTAGCCGAAGCTATCGCGGTTCCGGAAGAAATGCGCGGGAAGATTCCGACCGATTACGGTCGAAGCAAGGGTATCGCGTGGTATTACCTCGGCGGTTTCGGCATCGTCCACACGCTTGCCGTCAATTGCCGGATCGTGAAATGGGACTCGGCGGCCTAAGGAGCAGCACACATGAGTTTGACGAATAGCACTACTAACTTTGCTTACGACCATCCGACCTACACGGGCCGTGGTTCGTTCACTGCGATTGCCGCTGCTGGTGCGAACTTGGCCACTACCAAGTTTGTGGCTCACGCCAACCTGCAGTTGATGAGCATCAGCGTAAGCACGACCACGGCTGGAACTTCCACCTACACCAAGACCCAGTACTACCCCAACGGGTCGGGCTCTGTGCATGTGGCGGCCAGTCAGTACACCGTTTATCGCATCTTTAACACCGCTGCGGCTGGTGTGGCGGTGTCTTTGGCGACTGCCACTCTGGCGCAGTTCAGCCCAGACATTCTCTACGCAAACGGCACTGGCACTGGCGCTGTTGGCGAGACTTACATTCAGGCACTGAACACCCAGACGGGTTCGGCTGGCCTGTATGGGTACTCTGTCAGTCAGGGCGACGTGATTCAGGTTCTGCGCGGTACCGATGCCACTGAGGCTTCTATCATGACGCTGGACTTCAACATCCAGCCGCTCGCGAACGTAATCGGTTAAGGAGAACGACATGCCGAAAATTAATCAGCCTGGTCGGAAGCAGTACGAAACTCCGCAAATTACGCAGGAATCGTTGGGCACTCAGACCTACGGCGACATGGCTCCGACCATGCAGGACATCATCAAGTCGGCGAATGCCCGTGGGCAGTCCCGTCATGAGATGAAACGCGCCGAAGTTGCGGATATTGATGTGTTGCCGGACTCGGCGATGATGGCCCGCAACGAAATGGTGGGCGTTCGTGACAACGGTTATCTGGCCAAAAAGGGTTTGATGTACGGCGTCAACGCTATGTACAACACGCTCCCGCCGGGTTCCGACATTGAAGACCAAGAGCTTTGCGACATTCGCGAAATGCGCATGTCGTCTTACGAGGGCGGTCTGGGTTATCCCGGCGACGGTTGGGTTCTTCGTGGCGAAGGCAGCCAGATGCCTAACACCAAGGACATGGGCCGTCCTGAGATGACCAACAAAGTCGGCAGCGCCAAAATCTAAGGGGAACCAGCCATGCCAAAGGTAGTACAGGAAAAATTCCAAGTAACTCTCCCGTATTCTCCGGAGGGTCATGGCTGGGTAACTTCTGAGGAAGCGCGAGGGAAAAAGGGAATGCCGGGGCGAGAACGTCGTCCCGGCGGTGATTACGAAGCCAAACACAGCATGAACAACGTGTTCATGAATTCCCTGCCGCCGGGCATGGACATTGAAGATCAGGAGTTTAGTGACATCCGTCGCATGGGCATCAACACGGCTGGCAATATGCCGACCATGTATGCCGATGGAGACGTTACTAACTTTGAAGTCAACAAAGATTCGCTTCGCTACGGTTTCGACAAAAAACCGTTATTGCAAACGGATGATGAATACACTCGCGACCATAACGACGCTTTCTATGATGACGTTGGCGGGTTCGTAGAGCGCAACAATTATTTGGATCGGATGTAAGCCACGGGCAGCGGATGGAACGTGCTTTGGGATTGATAGAGTTTTCTCCCGTTGTACACTGCCCCACTTAGGTGGGGTATTTTTTTTACGGGGGGGGGCAACATGACCTGGAGAGATACGGACCCGCAAGGGAACGAAATCGGAAAGATTACTTGGGAGCTGGTGCGCTGGACTCGGGGACGCGTACTTGATGTCGGATGCGGGCGCAATAAGGGTTTCCCGCATTTCATTGGCCTAGACAACGGTATCGACCGTCAAATGTTTGGCATTGATGTGAAGCCAGACATTTGGATTGAAGACGCGGCGGACTTAAAGCTGTTCAACAGCGGGGCATATGATGCCGTGCTGTCTTCTCATCTGCTTGAACACATTCCGTTAGAGAACGTCCCGGCCTGTCTTAAGGAATGGTGGCGCGTGCTCAAGGTGGGCGGTTATCTGGTGCTCTATCTGCCGCATGAGGATTTATATCCCAAGGTAGGTGAGGTTGGGGCCAATAAAGACCACAAATGGAACGTGAGCGAGCAGCTCGTGATCAGCATGATGCGCGAGGTCGGAAGCTGGGATTTGCGCGTGTGTGATAAGCGCGATCAAGGCATGGAATACAGCCTGTTTGCGGTTTTTCAAAAGTTAGCAGAGCCAGATCCTACGCTAGACCGCGCCTATGAATGGCGGTTCAGTCACCAGCTGCCAAAGCCTGAGAAGACCGCAGCAGTTGTCCGGTATGGCGCTTACGGCGACATCATCCAAGCGTCTAGCGTGATTGCGGGACTCAAGAAAGAGGGTTACCACGTTACGGTGTTTTGCTCTCCGCCGGGGTCGGATGTTTTGCTACACGATCCAAACGTTGACGACTTTTACTATCAGGACCGTGACCAAGTACCCAACGCACAGCTGTCTCTGTTCTGGGACTGGCACGCGAAGAAGTACGACCGCTGGATCAACCTGTCCGAATCGGCGGAGGGAACGCTGTTACCGATTCCGGGCCGATTCATGCACCAAGCAGCGCCAGCTCTCCGTCACAAGATGACAAACCACAATTATCTGTGGTTCCAGCACGCATACGCTGGAGTGCCTCACCGGCCAGCGATGAAGTTTTTCCCGACAGAAGACGAAGTGCTGTGGGCAAAAGCAGAGCGGGCCAAGATGGGCCAGTTCGTCATTGTCTGGTCGCTGGCCGGGTCGTCTGTGCACAAAGTGTGGCCTTGGGTCGATAACATCATTGCGCGATTGATGCTGGAGTTCACGGACGTCCATGTGGTGCTTGTCGGCGGTGATGCCGGAATTATCTTGGAGCAGGGTTGGTTCCAGCCTAATGAACAAGGCGCACCAATCCGCCACGGCAAGTTCAAGGTCCAGACAGAGCCTCGCGTGAGGCCTATGTGCGGGGACTGGTCCATCCGCCAAACCATGTCATTCTGCTTGCAGGCCGATATGGTCGTGGGGCCGGAGACTGGTGTATTGAACGCGGTGGCTCATGAGCAGATGGCCAAGGTTGTGTTGCTGTCGCATTCAACGGTGGAGAATCTCACGCGTGATTGGGAGAACACCAAATCCTTGTGGGCCAAGGCTACGAACTGCCCAGGGCGCGGCAAAAACGAGGCTCCGGCGTGCCACCAGCTGCATTACAACTGGGACCATTGCCAGCAGGCTGTTGGAGAAGATGGACAGCCGATGGGGATTGCACAGTGTCAGGCAGAAATCACTGCTGATATGGCATACGATGCGATTGCGCCGATTGTCAGGAGACGCATGAAATGAGCACGAGCGGCACTTACACGTTCACGGTTACCCGTGATGACATCATTCGCGAGGCGATGCTAAACATCGGCAAGCTGGATGCGTACGGCTCAATCGATCCGCAGGAAACCACCGACTGCGCTCGAAAGCTGAACATGATGTGCAAACAGTGGATGGGCCGCTACGACTTCGCGAGCGGGCTAAAAATCTGGACCCGGCAGCGGGCCGACTTGTTTTTGTCGTCCAGCAAGTACCAATACGGTCTTGGCCCGTCAGGAGATAACTGGGCGGCGGGCGTCACGGCATTGCCGGGTCAAAACTTTGCCACCAACAACACCAGCGTCTATGCCGCTGCTGCGGCGACGAGCCTGTTATTCACAAGCACCAGCCAGTTTACGGCTGGGGACTATGTGGTCATCCAGCTGTCCACCGGAGACATTCAAAGCACGACTGTAGCCACGGTGGCATCTGGCAGCATCACGTTGAATGCGGCGCTGACAGCGGCTGTGAACCAAGGCGCGTACGTTTGGAACTACACCACGAAAGGCCAACGACCTCTTGAGATTGTCACGGCCATTCTGCGCGACTCCTTCAGCACCGATACGCCATTGGATTACATGACGATCGAGACGTACGAGGCGCTGCCGACCAAGACGCAGCCCAATTACGTTACAGATCCGACCGCCATTTACTATGAAGCGCAGTTAACCAACGGCCAGCTGTACATTGACTGTGGCGGCGCTCAGGACGTTACAAAGCACATTCATATTGTTTATCTGCGACCGGTGCAAGATTTCGACAACGCTCTTGATAATCCGGAATATCCCCAAGAGTGGTTCAATGCGTTGTGCTGGGGATTGAGCAAGCAAATCTGTCCGATGTTCAACGCAGTTTGGACGCCAGAAATGAACAGCAATTATCAGGAAGCGATTAGCTACGCTCGGGAAGCAAACCCGGACCGCACTGAAATTTACTTTCAGCCCAATCAGTATTCGCCATGAGAGTTTATCCGCTGTTCGGTAATGGGATGGCGGGCCACTCGTATCCGGTGACCCGGCAGCGGCGCGTGAACGTGTATTTTGAAAATCGGCCAGACGGCGATAAGACCAACGTGGCGGTTTTCGGTACGCCAGGACTAACCACCAAGTTCACACTGGGTGGCGTATCGCGTGGCGTGCTCGGAACTGAAGCTGCTCTTTACAACGTAATCTCTAATACGTTCTACAGACTCAATTCTAGTGGTTCAACGGTAGCCAGCGCGACGATAAACAGCTTCATCGGCAACGTTGCTATGGCTAACGATTCAAACCAAGTCCTGATCGTGGACGGTGTGAACGGTTACGAGTTCAACACATCGACTAACACGTTGACGGAGGTGACGGGCGGATTCCCAAACGGAGCCAAAACTTGCACGTTCGTTTCCAGTTATTTCGTAGCAGAACTACCCGGCTCGCAAAAATTCTTTGTCTCTGACACGTTCGACGCCTCAACTTGGAATGGCTTATCGTTTGCCAGCGCCAGTGCGTACACCGACAACATCGTGGCTGTGGATGCGTTGATCGGTAATCTGGTGATCTTCAGCCAGCGCCACATTGAGTTCTGGCAGAACGTCGGCAACAGCCCGCAGCCATTCGCCCCAATCTTATCGGCCACCTCTGAATATGGAATTAATGCCATTTGGTCGCGGGCGCATGCGGGGTCGACAATCTTGTTTCTTGCGCAAAACCCACAAGGAACCAGTCAGGTTTGTCAGATTTCCGGTTACAGCGTGTCGGTAGTTTCGACTCCAGACCTTGAAGACGCCATCAATCAATTTTCGACCATTTCGGATGCGGTAGCGTTGTCGTATGTGATTAACGGGCACCCGATGTATCAGCTCACGTTTCCAACGGCGAACCGTTCGTTCTTGTACGACTTGAGCACGGGAATTTGGTCTGAAGTGCAGAGCGGGATATCCGTGACGTATGCCCAGCGGCATCGAGGACAGTTTTCGACAACATTTCAAAATCAGGCTCTGATCACCGATGCCAGTAGCGGCAAAGTGTTTTTGATTGACCAGAACAACTACACCGATGACGGCACCCAAGTTTTGCGGGAGATGGTTACGCGTCACGGCCAACAAGATCACAACGTCTTGAGCATTGCAGAGCTATATTTGGACATGGAAACGGGCGTGGGAACCAATGTCGCATCCGGCAACAACGCGGCCACGCCAAACCCGGTGATCACGCTGGAAGTGTCCAAGGACAACGGCAGAACATGGAACAATCCAAGGCTGTTGCAGATCGGAGCGCAGGGTAAATACCTCACGCGGGTTATTGCGCGGCGCTTTGGTTCTGCTCGGGATTTTGTGTTCCGGTTCCGCATGACAGACCCGGTAAAGTTTGTGGTGACCGAAGGCGCGGCAGTGGTGTCGGAGCGGCAGCAGTGAGTGTGTCTCCAGTTCCGGGCAATGACATCACCGAGCGCAACAGCCCTCGACTGACACCGCCCTGGCGTGCGTGGTTTGATTCTATTCGCTCTGCCATCAACACGGCACAGGACACGTTGGCCAATCCGTATGGTTCGTTTCACGACAGCAGCACGCAGAGCATAACCAGCACGACTGATGCGTATCCAATCACGTTAAACACGACGGAAATTTCGTCAGGCGTAACGATTGGAAGCGTTGAGAGCCAAATTACCGTAAGCAAGGCGGGGATTTATAACGTCCAGTTTTCGGCGCAATTGGTCAACGTAAACACACAGGAGAAAGACGCGCAAATCTGGATCAGGATCAATGGCGCAGATGTGCCGTGGAGCACTGGCTTTGTCAGTGTGCCATCGAGCCACGGCGGGGTAAGCGGTCATTGTTTGCCATCGTGGAATTACTTTTTAACGATGGCCGCCAATGATTATGTGGAATTTTTCTGGCAGGCAACCAGTACGGATGTCACCTTGGCAACATTTGCGGCTGGCACGGCACCAGACACGCCAGAAACACCGTCGATGATTGTCACTGTGATTAGGGTGGGGGTTTGAGGGGATGAGAAATTTTCAGTTTGTGACGACTTTTGACCCGGTAACGTTGTTGCACCAAGTGCAGCGCAAGCCGGGTTTGTGGAACGAGAACACGTTGCGCACCACGCACGAAGCGACACCTCACAAACAGGTTGACGACATCTGGGTGCGGTTTAACGACCTCAGCGAATACGAGCACAACCTTGTGGGCGTGATCGACGAGCACGAATCAATGTGGTATCCGCCAATCTACGAACTGCCTGCGGTGCGTCCAATCGTGTTTGGCCTGATGGCTCGCGTTGAGGGTGAGCGTCTGGGCCGAGTGCTCATTAC